GCTCCCCTGCTAAGGGAGTATCCGGGCTAAAACTTGGATCGAGGGTTCAAATCCCTCCTTCTCCGCCATTTTTTTTTAAAATATATACTTAAATGTGCATCCATAGCTCAATTGGATAGAGCGTCTGACTACGGATCAGAAGGTTGTGGGTTCAACTCCTGCTGGGTGCGCCAGTTAAAAAACACAATTTTTTATAATAAATAAAAAAAGACCTAAATTTTTATTGGGTCTTTTTCTTTTAAAATATTATTTCTATTTCTCCATTTTTACTTAGAACAATTTTTTGTATGATCAGATTCAAAATTTCTTTCAATTCTGTAACTGTTTCTTCATCATAGTTTTTAAGTAAAAATTTCAAACTTTCTATATGTTCTTCAGTAATTTCTTTATTACTTTCTATTTCAATCTGTTCTTCAAGTTTTTCTTTTTCCTTTTCTATGTTTGTTATATTATTTTTTAATGTCCGAAGTTTTTCTTTCGAAATATCATTTGAAATTATTCCTTCAAGCATTAATTCAACAATATTTTTTTCTTTTTCTTTTTCCATTTCAATTTTTTTATTCAGGATAGTTATCTGATCGTATAAATCAGCTATTCTGAAATTATAATCATTTAGCATATTCAAATTTTTATTTTCCAGTATTGCATCGATTATTTCCTGTTCTATGTTTTTAGCATTGTATCTTTTAGCACATTTCTCACATTTATAATAGTGATAATAAGTATTGTATCTGTTTTTTAAGCTGTTACCAAAATATCTTCCACCGCATTCACAATGAAGAAGTGTTGTGAAAAGATAAGGAAATCTTGAAGAAGTAAACTTCACTTTATAGGTTTTATATACACTATCTATTTTGGCATATTCCTCTTCTGAAAGAATGGAAGGTAGCACTTTTTCAGAAGTAACCATATATTCTGATCTTTTTCCTTTTTTATATGTATTGTTTATTTTCCCTTTTTTCCCATATGTTCTATATCCAGTAAGTTCTGGCATTTTTACCCAGTCCCTGACTGTATATGGATTCAGATTATTTTCAAGTGCAGCTTTTTTTACACTTTTCATTCTTATTATGTCTATAAAGAATTTTCTATATATATTCCACGTTTCTTCATTCTTTACGATAATTTTTATTCTTTTACCATTTTCTGATACCTTTTCTAGCTTAAACCACGGAAGTATGCTTCCACCTAGAAATCTGTTAGTATTGGCATAATTATACATACTGTCCGTAGTTTTTTTGACAATCTTAGTCTTTTCTTCCTGAGCTCCAATAAATCTTATCAGAGCAGGTATACTGTCAAATGTTCCATCCATTTTTATAAGTCCCTCATTTACAGTCACAAGAGAAACTCCTAAATCTTTTAAGAAGTACAAATTTTCAAGTCCTTCCCTGAAATCTCTTGTGAATCTGTCCTGAAATAAACATATAACATACTTAACTTCGCCATTCGCCTTTAAATAGCTTTTTAAAGCATTTATTCCAGGTCTTAAAGGGTTATCTCCATGATCTGTGTCTGTGAATGAATTTACCACCTTAAAATTGTTCCTAGTAGCAAATTCATTTATCTTTAAGTCCTGTATTTCTTTAGAACCTCTGTCATCCTGCTGATTAGTAGAGACTCTAGTATATTTGACAGCATATTTTAATTCATTTCCAAAATCTGAAAACATATTAAGCTCCTTTTTTAAGCCTTATTTTCTGCTCCAGCAATTTAATTTTTATTATTGCAAGTTTAACATTTTCTCTTTTTGTATTCAATGATTATACCCCCTTAAGCAATTTTCAGTTCTGAATCCTCTGCAACTGAAACTGCTTCTTCTATTATTCTTTTTCTTATTTTAGAAAATTTTGTTACTAATGTTTTAATGTACATCTTATCTTTTTTATTCAATACTAGCTTATTTGAGGAAACACAATCTCTTATTGTGTCATAACATGCAATTATTCTGAAAGCTAAAGTAAAAGCTTCTGTTATTTCTTTACAAGGACTTTTTATGTATTTTCCAAACTGTTTTATTAAATCCCTGTAAAATAAAGCATGAGTTAGTTCAAATACTTTGACTACTTTTTCAGTTTTCAAAGGCTCTTTATCCTCAATATTGAATAATCTCTCTAATGCTTTGTCTGTTCTATTTATAATATCAGTCCATTCTGGGAATCCATAATCTAATAACGTATAATTAATATGGTCTACTTTCCCTTTTTCTATTTGTTTCTTTATTTTAAATTCATTCATGAACACTTTCATAACTGTATGAAGTGCATAGTTGAGGATATAATAACTGTAATTTTCTTCAACTGTTTCTTCAATTATTTTTTTCTCTTCAGCAGATAATTTAATTTTCTTTACTTTCAACTTCCTAGCCATTTTAGTCCTCCAAAAGTTCAGGGTTTTCATAGATGTTTCCAACAACTTCAAAGTAATTATTAGCTGTTATTCTGTAAAGTGGGATTTCATTTCCGTATATATCTTTTATCCCGAAACTTGCTTCAGTTTCAAGGAATTTCACAGGACTTACATGTTTTAATCTTCCATCGTAAGGAAAATTATATTTTAAGATATCTCCTTCATAGATATCTTTTCCATTTATATCTTGCAATCCTGTAAATTGTAATACCACAATATCCAATTGAAGTGATACATAGATTTCTCCATAAAAATTTTCAATTGAATATAAATAGCCGTCACTATTTATTACAAAGTTTAAATCTGGATCATCAGTTTTAATAAATTTCTTACCAATTTTACTCCATAGTCTAAATTTTATATCCCTACTCATCTCTACCTCTCTTTTCGTGCCATTCAAGGCTTTTTCTTACTATATAATCTCTATATTTTTCAGCCTCTTCTTTTGTTCTGAAATAGTTACCATCTTGATATCTTTCAATATCTTCGACAAACCCCATTTCAACCGATTCTTGTATTTCAAAAACATTACCTAAAAAATGATAATGGTCATATTTATTTGCTCTCCATCTCTTCAAAATCCCGTATTTTTCATTGATAGCTTTCACTTTATCCTCTATCAATGCTTTTTCTTCTGATGAGCAGATATTAATTTTATTATCCTCTGTTTTGGAAAAACCTCTTATAAAAAGATAATTAGTATCTTTAACAAAATCAGGACTTCCTCCATCTGACATAACTCCTATTTCTTTATCTAAAAAAACATCTCTCACAAGTACTTCTTCATTTTGCTTTATAATTTTCCATACCCATTTATCCCAAATAGGCATAAATGCAATCTCAAGTACTGTTTCTTTTTCCATATTTATTCCTCCTCTTTTCCTTCCAGCCAGTTCAAAAAGTCAAACTGCCCTCTTAAATAATGCCATGCTTTGCTATTTACCTCAGCATATTTAATTTTTTTCTCTAATTCATATCGTTTTTCCTCTAGTTCTTTTTTATTTTTCATATTCTATTTCTCCAGTATTACTTCAAGCAAAGTAATTTCAATGTTTAATTTTTCTATTTCCTGTATAATTTCTTTTTCAACATCATAAGATTTTGCATTTTTCTTTTTTTCCTTTAAGTTTTCATATTCTACTTTCAACTTCTCGTATATTGATTCTATCTGTTCTTTGCTTAGCATTTATCCTCCAAATTCAATTTTTATTTTTCCTATCTCTTCTTTGATTTCTTCCAGTTCTTTTTCTTCTTTGAGTAAAAGAGCATTAAGCAAATCAAAGATTAAATTCATTGATTCTGTATCCTGAAACACAAAATCATTTCCAATGTAGCAATTTTCATGCTTTTCTCCAACTCTTATTATTATTTGAGTTGGAGAAGTCATGTTTGTAGCCTTTTTCCTATTTAGGTTCCGTTCTATCTTTTCTTTATCTCCAAATAGGTTATCTATTTTTTCTTTTTCTTTTTGTGTCATAATACCTCCTAAGGCAATCCAACAGCTTCAAGCCAGTCATAATACCCTTCTCTAATTCCTTCTCTTTCGTAAGGTGTGTAGCTCAAATAATTTGCAATATTGTCCAAGCCTTTTTCTTGTTTTGCTGTTATATATTTTCTTGATTTGAAAAAATCTTCAATACTTTTTACAAAGTTAAGAAAAGTGATTGCCTGTTTTTTTGAATCAGCATTTTTTATATTTTTTTTTATATTTTGAATTGTTTTTTTTACATCAAAAGGGAAAATCATCCTCCAAATCTTCCTCGCTTCTGACATTACTTCTTATATTTTTGTTATTTTCTTCGCTCTTAGCACTGTCTACAAATTCGAACTTGTCTACAACTACTTCAAAGGTGTTCACTCTTTGCCCCTCTTTGTTATTGTAACTTCCAGTTTGTATTCTACCTACAATCGCTATTCTTTTTCCTTTACTCAAGTACTCTGCTATTGTCTCAGCTGTTTTTCCAAATGCTAAACAATTGATAAAATCTGTTTCCTCTCTTTTAAAATCTCTTGGAACAGCTATTGAGAACTTGCTGAAAGCTGTCCCGTTATTTGAATATTGCAGTTCAGGGTCTCTTGTTAGTCTTCCCATTAATGTAACATTGTTCATGTTTTATGCTCCTTTCTTTTTTATTATTTCTTGTAAATCTTTATCGTTTTTAACTTTATTTATTATAAATGCAGCTAGATTTTTTAAATTTTCCGTTGGAATTTCTTCTAACGAAAAACTTTCGTTTTCAGTTAAATCGTTTATTTCTGCCTTAAAAAAGTTCTCGTATTTAGAGATTATTTCAATGCTTTTTTCTCTTATTTCTTCTTCAGTATATTCCTTTTTAGTTGCTTTTTTTTGTACTTTATTGTTATTTTGTCCTGTATACTCTATATTATTTACATCTTCGCCTGTGTAAAGAGATAATCCAAAACCTGACATCATAGCGAATAGCTTAGCCATTCCACGCATTTGAGCAGTGTTAATGTCAAAACAATTAGGATTGTGAATTGCATTATTTGCCCCATCTAAAATTGGGAAATAATGTCTTGTAGTCACTCCTTGAAATGTCATTTCAATCAGTACAGTGTTATCATGTACTAGACTACCATTTTCATTCTTAATCGGAATCCATTTAAAACTAGGATCAATAATCATTCCAAGTTTATGGGCATATGCCCAGCTTAGATATTTTAATTCATATGAGTATTTTTTCCCTGTTTTTTTAGATGTCCCCTCAACTTTTTTTACTTCGATGTATTTACTTACGTCATAGTTGTATCTGTCTTCAAAAGTTTTAAGTTTTTTAATTTCCTCTACATTCATTTTAATATCCCTTTCCTTTGTAATAATTATACATTTTTTCCATTTGTTCCTCGCTGTATCTGTCATTTTCTTCTTTGAGTTCCTTGTTGAGTTCCTGGAGATTTTCTGCTGTATTTTTCAAAAACTCAATTTCTTTATTGTTCTTTTCTATAATCTTAAATTCAAATCCCTGATACATCTTATTCCTCCTCACTGGTTATCAACTATCAGTTGACAGCCACAACTGTAATCTATTAGTTGACTGTTTATTTTTCCTCAAGTTTTATTAATTGTTCAATAATGCTTTTACATTCTGATTCTACAAATTCTTGATTTTTAACGCTCATGTCGTCGCCATAATGATTTGTGTCAAAGCCTATCCACATACCTTCGAGTATATTTGATAAATGACCTTTGAATGTCAATTCCCCGTGACATTCGATTGGTATGTCAAAATAATCAGAATTTATAAATCTACTACCTGGTTTTAATTTCACATATCCACACCACCAATAATGTAAATAAGGTGTATAATATTCAACATCCTCTAAATTGTGTTCTACGGATACATATTCATATCCTCTATATTCTTTTACTTCATATATTTTCATATTATCCTCCTGTATTTTTATTTTTCAGTGTCCATTTTTCTTTTTTAGCTGTCTCAAGCACATGGAACACTTCGGACTCGCTTATTTTACATCGACTTGCAATAAGCTTTGTCTCGTAAGGCAACAAAGTGCTATTTCTGAGATAAGCTATTGATAAGCTTAAATCATGCAGAGTTTCCAAAAATTTATCCTGTAAATTTTCTGACATCTTTTCTACCCCCTTATTTTGTACATCAAGAGAACACTGTAATCTGTTCCCCCATTTGTGTGGTATTTTTCATTTAAAATATATGTAGAAATAGAATATTTTATATCTGTTATTTCTTTGTTCTTTGTAAATTCGTTTATTTCTCTCTCCAATGTTTCAGGATCATTGTTGCTGTGAAATATCTTTACGAATGTTCTCATTTCCATCACCTACTCCCAAGTTTCTTCACTGAAAGCTTTACCAAAATATAGGCAAGGTAAAGCTACACTCATTAAAATTGCTGCTGTAAATATATTTTCTGCACCACAAGTTGCAAATACTGATATTATTCCAATGCTAGATAATGTTTTTCTCATTTTATTCACCTACTTCTCTTATTTTTTCTTGCAGAATTTCAAATGCTTTTTCAACATTTTCATCTACTTTATAATTAAAAACTATTTCGTTATCAGCATACCTTGCTGGCTTGTTTTCTCTTTTTCTTTTAAAAATTCTTATCCAGAAGCCATTTTCTGCAAATTCTATTGTCAAAGAAACTTGTTTATTCTGTTCTCTGACTTCTATAAATTTTTCAAATACCTCTTTTTCTTTATTCATAAATTCCTCCTAAGCTATTTTCTTACTTGTGTAAGTTATAATTTCAGTTCTGTAATTTTCTTCGTACCAGTCAATTCCTCCACCTTCTTCCTCGTAAGGAATTGAGTCAAAAATTTCTTCTTCTCTCTCTTCTGAGAAGTTCTCAACACAATCTTTAAAATGTGTTATTTCTTCTTCAGAATATCCGTCTTCTTTGAGTTCTGATAAGAAGTTATTTAATTGTTCTTCTGAATACTCTATTTCATAGTTATCGTTGACTGGGAACTCACCTTCATTTAGCCAGTCATAAGCTATGTATTCCATTTCTTTTTTTTCTTTTTCTGTCATATCTCTCTCCTTTTGTTTACTAAAAAGTAAACTACAAATTTAAAAAAAAATAAATTCCTTGTTTTTCTACAAAACAAGTTTACCATATAGTTAACAAAAAGTCAAATATTTTTGACAAAAATTTGATATAATATGCTTATAAGGAGATGATTAGCTATGAAATACAATACTTTAGGAGAATTTTTAAAAAATTTTATTAGTACTAGAGAGTTAACTTTAGAGTATGTTGCAGCTAAAACAAACAAAACAAAAAGTTCAATAAGTCAATACATATCTGGAAGCAAAAATCCATCCAAAGACTTTATAGACAGTTTTTTGGAAGCTTTTAAGTTAACAAAAGAAGAAAGAGAAAATTTTTTGTTAGTAGCAGAACTTGGGAAAACAGTTTATTTAAAAGAAGAAATAAAAAAATATGTAAAAAAAGAATCTGAAAAAGAACCTTCAAATGTAACAGATGAAAAATTTGAAAGCTTTGTGAGAATACCGCTTTATGGAATGGCTTCAGCTGGAAATGGACTTATAGAATCTGAAGAAAGCAACATCGAGTATATAAATATTCCAAAACTTAATGGCAATGTTAAGAAAAGCGACTTTGCTACAAGAGTAAAAGGCGACAGTATGGAACCATACTATCATAATGGAGATATTATTGTCGTAGATGTATCAAATCAGGATATAAGAACTCTAAACGGAAAAGAAGCACTTATATATTATGATGATAATAAATATCTGAAACTTGTATACTTTGAGCCAGGAACAGGAAATTTATTCTTAAGATCCTACAATGTAGCATATAGTGATATAAAAGTTGAAAATAGAGAAGTGGAAACATTGTCATGCAAAGGAACAGTCAGCATGGTAATAAGCATGAGAAATAGAAAAATGATATAAAATATGAAAAAGGAGACTAACTATGACAGTTGAATACAATGTAATTGATATAATAAATAAATATTCAATAGTTATAAACTATGGATTTAATTCAGGAGCAAAAGAAGGTGAAGAAGTCAGAATTTTTAGCAAGGGAAAAGAAATGTTTGATTTAAATAAAAAATCTCTTGGGCATATAGAAATGATAAAAGAGGAGTTAGAAATAGTAAAAGTATTTGATTTTTTTTCAATTTGTGAAAAAATAGAGATAAAAGAAAGGAATATATTACAGCCTATGCTTTTAATCAGAACAGAAAAAACAAGAGTAGCATTAAATGTAGAAGAAAAAGATTTTTCAAAAGTAAAATATCGAGATAACACCCCAATAAAAATTGGAGATTTTGTAAAAATCTTAAAATAGAACTTGACTTTAAATAGATTTGATTATATAATACGTATAGAAATAATAACTTGGTCCATTTTGGCTAAGATATAATATCTTAGATCATTAGACTGTCGTTCTGCTATGCGTAGCAGAACTTTTTTTTGGAGGAAGAATATGGAAGAAAATTATAGTAAACCTTTTAAAACATATGAAGAACAACTGAAAATATTAAAAAATAGATATAAATTAAATATTTCAGATGATAAATTTGCTTTAAAACTTTTAAAAACAGTTTCTTATTATGACCTGATAAATGGGAGCAAGGAATGTTTTTTTAAAGAAAATGAGGAAATTTTTGAAGAAGGAGTAGACATAAACCATTTATTTTCATTTAAAATTTTAGATAGAAATATTCAAAATATACTCTTCAAATATAGTGTATATGTTGAGAATACATTTAAAACAAATTTAGCATATACTTTAGCAAAAAATTATGGAATTGAAATAGAAAAATATCTTGATGAAAACAATTTTAAAATTTTTTCTAATTCAGATAGAATGGACAAGAGAAATAAAACACTTGAAATTATAAAGGAAGCTCAATTTCTTGAAAATAATCCTACTTTTCATTATAAAAAAAATCACAATCATATACCACCTTGGATTTTGTTTAAGAATGTGAATTTCACTGACAGTATAGATTTATTTACTTTTTTTAAAAGAAAAGATAAACTGGAAATAGTAAAAGAATATTTTGAACAAGATATTCAAAATAATGAAGCTGATGAAATGATTGAACTATTAAAAACAACGATTAGTATAGTTAGAAAGTTTAGAAATAAAATAGCACATAATGCAAAGGTTATAACTTATAAAACTGAAAATAGAATTACATTAAAAAATTTAATTCCAAATATACCCTCCAATTTTATTTATAGGACAGATTATAGAAATAATATAGGTATTAATGATTTATTTGCTATGATTTCATCATTAATATTACTTTTAAACAACGATGTTTTAGCTTTGCATTTATCACAAGAATTGAGAGTAGTATTTGATACAACAAATAAATTAAATGCTTTACTTATTGAAAAATATAAAAAGGTTACTAATTTACCAAATGATATTGAAAAAAGGCTTGATAAACTTATAATGGAATTTAATAAAAGACTGGATATATAAGAGCTTGAAATATGGCTCTTTTTCTTTTGTACTAAACTTTTTCTTTGATTTCCCTTTTTTATGAGGTATAATATATTAAAAATTTAAAGGAGTTGATTAGATTTGAAAAAAGTAATATTTTTTTTAGGGTTTCTTTTTTCAGTTATAAGTTTTACTGAAACTTGTAACTGGGTATCTGATCCAGATATTTTTGTCAGAAAGCAGATAGAAATTATCAGAAAAAATAATTTAGAAAGTAAAGTGTACTGTGATGTAGAAGATACGTTAATGGTGTATTATTTAGATGATGATTTTGAAGAATTAGAAGTCGGACTACTTTATAATAAAAAAGAAAAGAAAGAACTGACGGTAGATGAATTTATAAAAATATCAAATAATTTTTTCAAGGAATTAAACAAAATACGCCCTGTCAATTTAACGAATTCTGAAAGGTTTGATGCTCCTAAATATTATAATTATAGACTCTATATTTATAATCCTGATGAAAAAGAGGGTGATATTTATATGTTTTTGAAAGCAACGTTAGATACAAGTGTTACTAGTCCAAATTGGAGTAAGTATTATAATAAGGAATTTTTTGAAAAAGATAGTGAAATGATAGAATATTTCAAAAAGAATGGAATTTATCCTACTGAAGATATAGTTTATTAAAAATTGAAGACTCTTAACGGGTCTTTTTTTAGTCAAAGATATTTGACTTTTTGTTGACTATATGGTAAACTTAATTTGAGGTGAAAAAATGGAGATTTATGAGATACTGTTAAAAAAAATAAAAAAGAAATACAAAAATATTTCTAATTTTGCGAATGAAGTAAATATGTCAAAACAATTATTATCGTATCATTTGGAGAATTTGGAAAAAGGAAAAAATACTTTTCGAGCTAATCAATTGAAGGTAATTAGTGATAAATTGGATTTAGACTTGAATTTTTTTTACAAATAAAGTTTACTAAATAGTAAACAGATAGAATTGATAAGTCAAATAAACTTTGAGAGAAGTAACTCGTTAAAACTTGCTGGCACAATCTCTCCTAATAATTTATTTTTATTTATTGTTTTATTTGATTTGAACACTTGTGATTTTTTCCTAGTGCCAGTTGTTTACGGACAGTTGCCTGAAAGGTTAAAGAAGCAGTTTGCTAAACTGTGGAGGTAAAACTCTTATCGGTTCGAGTCCGATACTGTCCGCCAATATGGACTATTTCTGCTGGAGAAAAAGTCAGTTCGATTCTGACATAGTCCGTTGATATCAATAGCAGAGTTCCAGTAAAGGAACACTTGCAGACTCGAGACAATGCTTTAAAAAGTGTGAATTGAGGGGATTCTGCTAAAAATTTCTTTAAAATGATTTTTCAAATTTATAATAGGTGGTGATTCAAAAATAAAAACATCGGACATATAGTCCGATGTTGAATGACTTGTTAAAATCATTCAGAAATTGTAGTAACTATATTATAACACATTAGCACATTAAAAGCAAGTAAACAAAGAAAAGAGGGAATAAAATGGCAAAAAAATATTTTTGGTTGAAATTAAAAGAGGATTTTTTTGATAAAAGGGTAATAAAAAAATTAAGAAAAATTGCTGGTGGAGATACATATACAATTATTTATTTAAAATTGCAACTCTTGGCAATGAAAAACGATGGAAAATTATTTTTTGAGGGAGTAGAGGAAAATTTTGCTGAGGAAATGGCTCTTGAATTAGATGAAGATGCAGAAAATGTAAAAATTACTTTGATGTATTTAGAAAAAAATAATCTGATAGAAACTTTATCAGAAAAAGAATTTTTACTTCCAGAAGTTATTGAGTCAACAGGAAGTGAAAGTTCAGCAGCTGCAAGGGTTAGAAAACATAGAGAGAATAAAAAAGCGTTACAATGTAACACTGATGTAACAGAGTGTAACAAAAACGTTACCCTAGAGAAAGAGAAAGAGATAGATAAAGATATAGATGATGATAGATTAAATAATAAATATATTGATTATAAAAAAACTCTAGCTGATGAAATGATAATTGAAATGAAAAAAATAATACCGAATCAACCAATCAATCAGATTGAAGTTATTTTGATGTCAGTTTTTTCTCAAATGATTAAATCTGTTAATCATTTTGGGAAAGAGAAAGTAATTAAGGCTTTGAAATACATAACTGGCAATGACTATTTAAAAACAAGTGCCAACAGGAATCCTGGACTTTTCTTTAAAAAGTTCTTTGATATTGAAAATATATACAAGATTCAAGCTGGGACTTATGAAGAATATGAAAAAAAAGAAATGCTTAACTTAAAAACGGATGAGCAGATAGCAAAGGAGTATGATTTCAGTGAATTCGACAACGGATAATTCAATTTTAGAGTATCAAATAATTGGAAGACTTCTGACTTTTCCTCAAGAAATGCAGGAAGCTTTGGACATAGGACTTAAGAAAATAAATTTTTCAGATAAAGAGTTGGGAAATCTCTTTGAAGAAATGGCGGATAAATTTCTCGAAAAGGGTAGCTTTGATATAGCAGAACTGAACTGGGAAATAGATAGTCTGCTAGATATGATTGATAATCATGAAATAGTTGTGATAAGTACGGCAGTTCAGAAACTTATCAGTATTTCAAAAGAAAATTTTTTAACCAAAGAAACTGAAAAAATTTTAATGAGTTCTGAAAATCTTGATAAAAAGCTTGAAAAAATTCTTAAAGTGATTGAAAAAGTTGAAAATTCAGGAGATTCAAAAAATAGGGAATACGACATAAAAGACCTGATTAATGAGTGGTATCAGGAGCTTGGGAAAAAAGAAAACATCGTTAATTTCCCTTTTTCAGAAATAAACGAAATATTTAATCTAGAAAAAGGAAGTCTTGTAACAGTAGGGGCAAGACCATCAATGGGTAAGACAGCTTTCGGGTTAAATGTTGTTTATCGCGTAGCAAAAGAAAAGCCAGCACTGTATATAAATCTTGAAATGAGCAGAAAACAGATAATAAATCGTCTTGCTGCAATAAATTCAGGGGTTGAATACAGAAAAGTTGAAAGAAAAACTGGAAGTGATGAAGAAATAACTAGAATTAACATGGCTATGAGCTATTTAAATAACATGAATTTAAAAATTTTAGACATAGAAAATCCTGACTTTAAGAGAATTGTTAATCAGATCCGAAGATTACATCAAAGAAAAAAATTTGATGTGATTGTAATAGACTATCTGACATTAATGCAGTCTTACGGACATCAGAACAAAAACCTTGAGGTTGAATATATGTCGAATAGATTAAAGCTTTTAGCTAAAGAACTGGACACTTGCATTATCATTCTAGCTCAGCTTAATAGAGGAGTTGAAGCAAGGACTGATAAAAGACCTATACTGTCTGATTTGAGAGATTCAGGAGGAATAGAACAGGCAAGTAACGTTGTAGCTTTTCTTCATAGGGAAGACTATTACGACAAGGAAAAGAAAAATATTGTTAATTCAGAAGTTGAATTTATAGTCAGAAAAAACAGGAGTGGAGAACTTGGAACAGTACATTTAGGATTTCATCTGCCAACTCAAAGAATGGTAGAAAAGAGGAGAGGATAAAATATGAAAACTAAATATCAGATTATAACTGAACTGGAAGACAGAAATGTTGAAATTGATAGAGAAATAGACAAACTAATTCAGGAAAAGCTGAACAACAAAGAGAAAATAGAACAGTTGAGCAGTTTTAATAAGGGATAATAATGATAAAAGAAAGCAAAAAAAGAAAAAGAACTTATAAAAAAGATATTCCGAGAGACAAATTGGAGGAATTTATTTATAGCAAAGAAGAGGAAATAATAAAAAAACTCCAAAAATTCAAAATAGATGATGTAAATTCGGAAATTTTTATAACAGTGCAAGAAACAGAAAAGCATTATGGGGACTTGTTTCCTAGAAAAGAAACCTTTAAATCAATAAGAATATATGGAATCAAGTTTAATGATTTCTGTGGAACAATGCAGTTGCTTGTTATACCGGATTTTAGAAAAGGAGTAATAAGAAATTTTAAAATTGATGAATATGGCATTTTTTCAAATCCAAATTTCATGCTTTATCGTTCCGAAGATATCTTCAGGTATGCAGAAATTACAAAAATCATTGAAGAAATATATGAAGAACATTTTAAAAATTTGGGAGAGGTTTTTAAAAAAGAAATAACATATGAAAATATTGAATTATTGCTGACAAAAAAAGAATTTATTTCTGATAATTCCCAGTTTTACTGGTTTTATACCCTCGAAGGGATTTCAAGAGATGATTTTGAGAGATTGACACAAGGGATATATTACATTCCAATCGTAAATCAAAAATCTTATCCAGCAGAAATGGCAGATTATATTAACTTAGTTTATGATTTTTTGTGTCCTTTTTTAAAAAACAAGGAAAACTTCAAAAAAAAATATAATCATAAAATGCTTTTTGTCAAAGAAAGAAGAGAGATAGAAGAAGAAGCACAAGAACTTTATAAACAACCAAAAGAACTTAAAAAAATTTTTGAACTTGAAAAGAAAATTTTTAAAGACTATATAGTCAATGAATTAAAAAAAAGAAATGAATTTTTTAAAAAAGAGAAGGAAAGTAATGAATGGAGGAGAAAGTGTTATTCGGAACTTAAAAAGAAAAGAAACAGTTTTTTGCCAAAGAAAAAAGTAAAACAATTAAGTTTGTTTCAAGGATCAGAGTAATGAGCAGAATAAAAATCTATTTCATGAAAATTGTCGACTTGAATGATGGAGTACATCAGATAAAGTCAGATAACTATGAAAAAATATGTGCATTTGTAAAAAGACACAAAGGGTCAATAAAAAATATTCATTCTGGAAATAAATTAGTTTCAGAGAAAAAATACTTAGAAATGAAAAAGGAAGAAAATTTTAAATAGGAGGAAATTTGGAGTTAAAAGAGTTAACAGAAAAATTTAAAGAAATATTTGGAGAACTGGAAGATTTTAATTTAGACTTATTGACTGAGTCTAATTGTTCTAAATATTTAGAGTTAATAAATAATGATTTAGAAACAGACTATCTGCAAAAAATATGGCAATTCTACATGGCAGATAGAAAAGATAAAAAACAGGATTTTACACCAAAAAGTTTGGGAAAACTTATTTCTGAGTTAACAAAATCAACTGTTGAAGAGTGGGTTTATGATATGTGCTCTGGCAGTGGAGCATTAACAATTCAAAAGTGGTGCAGCAACAAAAATTTAAAATTCGTGTGTGAAGAACTTGATGAAAATTTAATCCCTTTTCTGCTTTTTAATTTAAAAATCAGGAACATCGAAGGTTATGTAATAAACGGAAATGTTTTAACAAAGGAAAGAAAAACTGTTTACAAACTAACACAGGGATCAAAATTTTCAGAAATAGAGATTTCTATGTTCTTTGAGTATCCAACTTTCAGTTCAGGAATAAGTAATCCACCTTTTAACTTGAAAGGTGAATATAACGGTGAAGTTTTGCTTAAAAACATGAATTATGTTTTTGTTTTAAAAATACTTGAAAGAGTAAAAGGAAAAGTAGCTTTTATTTTACCAAATGGAGTAACAAGTTCCAATGAAGAAAAGGAAGCAAGAAAATATTTGAAAGAAAAAAATAAGATAAGAGCTGTAATTACTAATCCTGAAGGTATGTTTGAAAGTACAGCTATACCGACAACAGTATTATTTTTCGAAGATTCAGAAGAAATAAGTTTCTTGAATTGCAAAGATTTTTTTACAGAAGACGAAAGAAATCAAAAAGGAGAAAAGCATACAAAAAAAAGAACTTATGTAAAAACATTTAAAACTTATTCTGAAGATCAGATAGAAAAAATCTTATTATGCATAAACGAAAAAAGAGATATAGTGAATTTTTCTAAAACTGTAAGAAATAATGAAATTCAAGAAGAAAACTGGCAATCGTTACGATACATTGAAACAAAAACAGAAGAAAAATACAGCAGGAGTTACAAGGATATATTGGAAGACTTGCAAAGAGTAATGATTCAAAAAAATGAAAATAAGCTTACTATAAATGAAACATGGGCAAAAGAAATTGGTTTTTTAGAAGTTTTTGAAAATGCTACTAAATCTGATGAAACAACTAAAGAAATAAATAAAACAATAAAAGAAGTTTTAAAATTAGAAATTGAACTTCCAACTCAAAAATATATTAGGACAACAAAATCTAAAGAATTGAAAATTGAGAATATGGATAAAGCAGAAATTACGTCACTTATGCTGATGACGTTAAATACATGGCGGACAATGCTACACTTTTTAAACAACGAAGAGAACAGATATTTGACAGAATTAAGAGATAAAATGTTGCCTGATTTGATGAGTGGCAACTTAAAAATCTGAAAATAGGAGGGATTATAAATGGGAAAGAAAGGAATTAAGTTAATTAGTATAAGAAGAGAAAACAAATTAAATAATAACGATAACATTAAAAGCCCCAAACATTATAAACTTGAAGGCTTAAATGTTGAATCAATAGAAGTCATTAAGTCGGTGCTAGGACAAGAGGGATTTAAGGCATTCTGCAAGGGAAATACAATGAAGTATTTAATCCGGGCAGAAAAGAAAAATGGAATTGAAGACTACAAGAAGGCAAAAACATACTTAGACTGGTATTTGAAAGAGTGTGAAAACAATGATTAAACTTGAATTACCAGTTTATTGGGAAACAAGGAAAAATAAACTTGAACTAATGAGTCTAAACTGGTATGGGAAAGCAAATAAATTTGAACGGAATAAAATAAAAAAGGAATATCATAAGTTGATAAAAATACAGTTACTTAAAAACAAAAAAAAATTTAAAGGGAAATATCGAGTTAATTACAAATATTTTTATCAAAATTCAAGAAGTGATTTAGATAATGTTGCAGCAGTTATTGCAAAATTTTTAAATGATGGCTTGAAGGAGTTGGGAATAATCGTAGATGACAATGTAAAATATCTTGTCAACAGTCAATTATCAATTGGTGGCTGTGACAGAAAAAATCCTAGAATGGAAATAGAAGTGGAGGAAATAGAATAATGGAACGTTGGAATAAATTAGTTGGAATGGTAAAAGAATTTTATATAGCATTCGGACAGCAGGAATTTTTAGAAAAGGAAATGACTGTTGATAGAATGAAATTAAGGGAGAAAATGTTCAAGGAAGAACAGACAGAATATGAAGTTGCAGAAAAACAAAATGATATAGTTGAAAAATTAGATGCTGTATGTGATATGTACTACATACACATAGGAACATTATTAGAACAGAACAGAGGAGATGTTGAAAAAGTGGCATCAAAAATATTTTTTTTAGAGGATGAAAGGACTAGAAGAATCTTTAATTGGGAAGTGGAAAATGGCTTTGAAAAAATATTATTTCAAGCCTTTGAAGAAGTTCACAGAAGTAATATGAGTAAGTTAGGGTTGGATGGAAAACCAATATATAGGGAAGATGGGAAAATAACAAAAGGACCGAATTTTTTCCCACCAAATTTAAAACAGTTTCTTTAAGGGGGAGTTTTATGGAAATACTGACAAATACAAAATTTCTTCAGACAGTAGTAATGATTTTTAGCCTTTATCTGCTGTATAGAATGAATAAAAAATAAGGAGGAAATATGCAAATATACGAAAGCTGTATTGGTAACATATACATAGTAGAAGACGGATATAATCCTGGTGTATGTGGTTTCTGTGGAGATACAGATAATTATCTCGGAAGTTACAGAAAAGGGAATTTAAAAAGCATTGGAGAAACTCTTATTGAGTTAATGCTCGAATATGATTTTAGATATATGAAAGAGATTTACAAGGAAATATGCACAGAAGAAAAAATAACGGAAAATCAGAAAAAGGAAATAAATGAATCACTAGAACAAAATTTCAGAAAAAGGATAGAAACAATTTTTGGATAAAACCAACAAGGACAATGGCAATTTAATAACTGTGAATTAATCTCTGATACCTGAAAGTATTGAGGAGTTTATAGAGTATAATAAAAATTAAAAAAAATATGTTGACAACGTTACGTAAGTGTGGTAGTATTATTACGTAACGTAATAGGAGGAAACATGACTAAAAGGATTCTAAAAATTTCTTTTGGAAAAAGTGGTTCTGGCGGAATTACTACTAAATTATCAATACCTAAAAGTGTACTTGATAAAATGGGAGTTACTTCAGAAGAAAGAGAAGTAGAGTTTGAATACAACGAAACTTCTAAAGAAATCACGATAAGAAAGAAATAAAAAAATCCCCTAAACCTATTACAATTCAGGGGATATACAGTACAATAAGTACCTAACCAACCTTATTATACTGTATAAACTCCAAAAAATCAATATTTTCAGGAGGAAAAAACATGACATTTAAGGAAGAACTAGGATTTGACATTACAAGGGTATTACTGGACAGTCACAATGAGAAGTTGAAGACATTAAGAAAGGAATTCATGGACTTGCTGGAGAAAGCATATGGACTTGTTCCAGATGATAAGAAATTGAACATGGCAGATTTGGAAGACGCATTTTCATCTTATGTGGAAGCAATAAAGAGAGAGTATTACAATGCAAGTTTAACAGTGGACATCATAGTACAAAATAATATTGAAAAGGAACTGAGAGCAAAATGTCAGAGAGCATAAGAAAATTATAGTATAATAGGAGGAAAAAATATGAATGAATTACAAATAATAGAAGAGAGAGAAGTATTAGGAAAAGAATTTAGAATATATGGAGATTTTGAAAATCCATTGTTTTTGGCAAAGGATGTTGCTGAATGGATAGAATATGATATTTCAAGTATAAATAAGATGTTAAATAATGTAGATGAAAATGAAAAGGTTCGGAATATTGTTCCGACCCTTGGAGGAAATCAGGAAATGTGGTTCTTAACAGAAGATGGACTATATGAAGTTTTAATGCTGAGCAGAAAACCGATAGCCAAAGAGTTTAAAAAACAGGTAAAAGAAATTCTGAAAACAATAAGAAAAACTGGAAGCTTTTCGAAACCAATGACAATTGAAGATATGATAATAATGCAAGCAAACGAAATGAAAAATGTAAAACATAGAATAGATGTTGTGGAAAACAAGGTTGATAATGAAATCAGAATAGACCAGTCAGAACAAAGAAAATTACAGAAAGCTATAAATATCAGAGTATATCAAAGACTGGATGTAATCAATGCTGAAAAAAGACTGATGTTCCCGGCAATACATAGGGATGTGAAAGACCGTTTCGGAGTAGCAAGTTACAGGGATATAAAAAGAAAAGATTTAACTGAAGCATTGGCATATGTTCAGAACTGGATTGAAAAAGCAGAACTAAGGGGGTTAAATTAAGATGTCAATAGAAAAAATAAAAACATTCGAAGAATTTAAAAAAGAATTAGATTTTGAAACAACAAAAAAGCTGACAGAAATTTTTCAGATGATTGCTAAAAAAGATGGATTTAAAGCTACTAACACAGAAACAGGAAAAGACATTTCGGATGAAGTCATTGAAAATGAAATTGGAATGGAAAGAATAGATATAGAAAGCATTGAATTCCTGATTTATAAAGAGTGGAAAAAATGGTGGAGAAATATATAAAAAAACAAATTCACAGTTATTAAAGGCTGTGAATTTTTATTTAGGAGGAATTATGATAGAAGAACAGGAAATAAGGGCTGAATTAATAAAAAGAAAGATTAAAGAAGGTATGGATTTAACGGATAATGAGTTTGATTTTTGTGATGGGAATAAGCACCTTTTTCAAAAAGTCAGATTCAAAAAAGTGAGAAAGGCAATAGAAAAATGGCAAACACGGAAATCATAGATAGTAGGATAGTTATAACTTTACCAGTTGAAAAAGTGACTGCTGGGCTAAAAACAGAACTTGAGGAATATTTGAACAATTTACCTATTATAGTTATCCCAGTCAAGAAATTATCAGAAGCACAAAATAAATTAATCCACGTGCTTTTAAAAGAGTTTGGAGAACAGCTGGGATATACTCTTCTGGAAATAAAAGAATTAATGAAAGAACAGTTTGCAATTGCAACTGACAGACTGGACTTTTCAACTGCTAAATGCGATATGCAGACAGCTAATGAATTTATAGCTTTTATCATAGAACAGGCACTTGAAATGGGAGTGAATCTGTATATTTTGGGAAAACATGACACTAGATATAAGCATATACTGGAAATAGACAATATCACTCAAAGATATGTTATAGCATGCTTGAGAAAAAGGACATGCTGCATATGTGGAAAAGTGCATGATGAATATAATACAGTCGACCTGGAACATTGGAATACAGTCGCAAGTAGTGTTGGGACTTATGAAAACGATGATGGGCTACAAAATCCGTTTTTGACACTTTGCAGGCAACATCACAATGAAAAGCATAATATAGGTGTCGAAAGTTTTAAAAACAGATACTACATAGAGGGAGTGTGGCTTAATCCTCAACTGGTATATGAATTACTTCCAGTATATCCAAATCACTTTGCATTGTTCCGGAAGAAATTAAAAAATGGAGAGTACGATGATGCGATAGTAAAAAGATAGAGAGGTCAAAATGAGTTTTAAGGAACATAATAACAGGAAAATAGCAAATAAATTAGCTGAATACATTACAGGAACAGAATTAAGGCAATATGTGGCAAGGAAAGTAAAAAAATATGTTGGAATTGATAATCCTACAATATTTGATGGTGCAGTAGGGAGTGGACAGCTTGAGCAGTTTATAAATCCGTCTAAGTTATATGGAGTGGACATTCAGGAGCAGTCAGTTCTGGCGGCAAGAGAAAATTATGTCGATACAGATTTAGAGATAAAGAGTTTCTTCAACTATAACCGTAATGACTTCATAGTAAATGCAGTTGTTATGAATCCACCATTTTCAATAGAGTTCAAAAGTTTGACAGATGAGGAAAAAGAGAATATTCAAAAGGAATTTGGATGGAAAAAAAGTGGAAAAGTAGATGATATATTTGTTTTAAAATCATTGAAATATACTGAAAGATTTGCTTTTTATATCTTGTTTCCTGGGGTATGTTACAGAAAAACAGAAGAAAAATTTCGTCAGGTTATAGGAAATAGAATCGCTGAACTAAATTTAATAAGAAATGCCTTTGATGATACATCAATAGAAGTTATATTTATAGTCATAGACAAGGAAAAAACATCAAGAGAACTGGAACAGGAAATATATGACTGCAAATCAAAAAAGCAAATACATCATGAGATTTCTGAAATTTCTGAAAATTTCAGGTGGGAAACTCCTCATGAAGTTGTTGAAAAAGAAGAAATTAATATTGAAGAACTTAACAAAACTATTTCAGAGAGCTGGATAAAAAGCTTTGAAAAGAATCTTGAAATTGAAATATTTCTAAAATTCGAACTGGGAGCTGATATAGATGTACTCGGAAATATAAAAAAAGTTAGGTTCATATGTGATAAATTTGAAAAACAGTTGAAAGGAAGTAAAAAATGCAGTTCGATGACACCGCAAGAGAAGCAATTAAAGTTATTCAGTCTATTCACGGCATTGCAACAATAAGACTTATGGATATATTTGATATAAGCTTTAACAGTAAAAAGGATGTTTTTGGAAGAAAAGATATAACAGAAAACGGATATCCAGCAATGTTTTTTAGCGATATATCAAGAAAATACGATATTTCTGTTGAAAATATTGAAACTAAAATTTCAAAGGAATTGTTTGATACCTCAAACAAAATGAGTAAAAATGATATTTTAGTAAGTCTTGAAGAATTTGATAAGATTCACGTTGGCAGAGCTATACTGTATGTTGGAACAAAAAAAGTGGCATTAAATGGCTATGTTGCAGTTTTAACTTTGAAAGAAAATTTCAAGGATATGATTAATCTTAAATATGTTTCATTTTATATGAATTATTCAAAGGTTTTCAGAAAACAGGCTTTCAAAAATTCAACAGGAGCAAAAGTTCAGAGAATTCCAAAAGAAAACTTTGAACTTATGGAAATAAAACTCCCAGTTCTTAAAGTTCAAGATATAGTAATAGAAATAATTGAAACGTTAGATGAAGGATTTAAAATAGTTTCAAAAAGTATTGAAAATGAAATGGGAAAAACAACAATTGCAAAGAAATTTATTATGCAAGAAATATTTAACAAAATAGAGGGAAGAAAATGACAGAAGAAAAACAGGACAATGGCAGTTGAATATTTTTGGTCTTAGGGTATAATATAGTATTATATTTTAGGAGGATTTATGGAAAATATATTTTTTGAAACAATAAAAATATTGGTATCTCTGTTTGTAGGAATTCTACCATTCATTGCTACAATATTGACAATAATATATTATGTGTACCGTGATGAAAAAAATAAAAAAATAGAAAAAAAACGAGAAGAAAAAAGATTTTTAAGAGAAAAATTAGAAATTATAGTAGAAGAAATTATAAACTGTAATTTAGAAGCAAAAACTTATGAAGAAATCAAAAAAAAGGATGAAATAGATAACGTTTCAAAAAAATATAAAAAAGCTTTTTTTCTAAGCCAAATGTATTTTCCAGAATTGTATAAGATAGTATGTTCTTATTATTTAAGTTTAGGGGATAAAAGATCTGTAACGAATGAAAATGACAAAAAATGTAGTACTGTATCTTCAAGAGAAGAAGAGTATAGCAAATTTCTAAAACAAGTGGAAGTAGAAATAGAAAAAATAAATAAAATGTAAAAGACCAAATAAAACTGGTCTTTTTATTTTAGAAAGGAAATAGAATGATAGATAAAATAATAAAAATATTAAAAATAACATCTTTAGCTTTTGTAATTATAATTTTCTTTTTTTCAACAAATATAATCCACAATGCAAAAGATTTAATTACAGTAGTGAAATATTTTGGACTGTACATAATGACAGCAGTACATGTCCTGGTATGCTTTAGTTTTAAAAATAAAGATTAGGGGGATTAATTAGTGAAAAAAGCTTTAAAATGTAAATTCTGCAAGAAAAAGAAAATGGAATATGAACTGGAAGAGGGCAGATTCAACTATGATTTTGTATGCCCCAGATGTAAAAAAAGAAATGTTGGAACAATAGTTGAGAAAGGTAAATAAAAAATATGTTGACAATCAGTAACTTATATATTATAATCATATCAGTTACTGATAAAGGAGAAAAAATGGAAAGAAGAAATGGAAGAGTTTCTTT